TTAACGAAGCGTTCTTGGAAAGATTTCCAATTACCTTTGAGCAGAGTTATCCAAAACCTGCCGTTGAGGAAAAAATCTTGGTTGCTACTTTGAAAGCTGCTGGTAAAGCAGACAAAGACTTTTGTAAAAAGTTGGTAACTTGGGCTGATGTAATCAGAAAAACCTACTTTGATGGTGGTGTTGATGAGATTATATCTACAAGAAGATTAGTCCACATTATCCAAGCGTATGCTATCTTTAATAAAAAGATGAAAGCGGTTGAAGTCTGTACTAACAGATTTGATAATGATACAAAGAATTCATTTATAGAGTTATACACAAAGGTTGACGCTGGTGCTTCTGCTGAACAGATTGCTGAACAGCAAAGACAAGCTGACCTTGACTCTCAAATGGATGACAATGATAGTGAGTCAGATGACGCTGATAGCAACATCTAAATCTATCAATCATAGTGTAAGTCCTAGGTGGAGGGGTAGTGCCCTCCACCACTTTTACACTAGCAAAGGAGGTAATAAATTTGACTATTAATGTTACAGTAAGAAATGGTAACCTAGAACAAGCCATGCGTGTACTAAAAAGAAAAGTACAAAAAGAAGGTTTGGTTAAAGAATTAAGAGAGCGCCAGTTTTACAAAAAGCCGTCTGAAATAAAACAAGAAAAGAAAAAAGAGGCAATAAAAAACTGGAAAAAGAAACAGAAAAAACTGGAAAAGATTCGTGGATTTTAGAGATTCCTACGCTGTGAAGTGTTATATATATTATGCTGGCTGTTCGTAAGTCCAGTAGCGTAGGGTACAACCGACACCCATTAAAATTGTCGGGGTCGTAGGAGTTTGGCATAAGCCTCGGTGGTCTCCTGAATCAAAACCACCACACAAATTCTGGCTCATTGGTCTTCGTAGCACTTTTGAGTGATAGGCTTGGTAAGACAAGTTAGTATAAAGAGGGTGAGACCTACCTCTGCCAGTTGTTAATTTGAGGGCGCTAGCGTTAACTCAAATAGTGGATTGTTTCAGCATTTGCGCTTAGTTTCGCACCACTTAAAACAAACAAACTAAAGCTGCGGCTCGTTTTTGGTAGTTTTTTATCGCCTTGTTTTCAAAAAACTACCACTTGAAATATGAAATATAATGATTATATAAATAATAATGATACGCTCATAAGAGGTATCGTAATTAAACTTTGCTTAAAAAAAGGAGGTTCTATATGACCAATCACAAAGCAATTCAATCAATTTTTACTAACCTTAGACCGTTTACTGTCGGTTTTGACGAAATGTTTGACCATTTAGATATGGTACACAATCATATTCCGTCTATGACAGCAAACAACTATCCGCCTTACAATATTGTAAAGACAGGTTCTTTAACATATGACATAGAGGTGGCACTAGCAGGTTATGGTAAAAAAGATATAACAGTAAACTATGAGGACAATGTTCTCAAAATCGAATCAGTAAAGAGTAAAGAAGAAAAAGAAGTAGAAGACAATGATGGTGTATTACACAAAGGCATTGCAAAAAGAAGCTTCGTAAAATCTTTTACAATTGCTGATGATGTTGAAGTAAAAGGTGCTGAACTTAAAGACGGACTATTAAAAGTGTCTTTAATGAAGATAGTACCAGACCATAAAAAAGCAAGAACTATTAATATTAAATAGTTTAAAAATTAAATTGTGGAGGGAGGCTTGACTTTCCTCCACAATTACTATATAATAGATACAATTTAAATTAATGATTTGTTTTTGAGATTGGCTCAATACAATGACTTTATAATAGGAGAAGTGATATGAGTATATCAATTCCAAGTCTTGATGATTTTACTTATCAAGCACCAAAAAATCCCATTCCGGGTGTATCATATGTTGGTAGAAAAAAAATTAAACTATCTAATGTAGATACTGATAATCAATTAAATAAAAAAGCTAGAGTTGACGGTGTTGTAAACAACCATGTAAATGCTTTAAAAGAATCATTTGCAGGTGGTGTAGATACATCAGCACCTTTACCAGTTGTTGAACAAGGTGAACTAGAAAATCATTTATCGGTGGATTTCTTTCATAGAAGTAAAGCCTTTGAAGAATTAGGCATTACAGAATATGTATTTGATGTTTATGAATTTGCTAATGAATTTTCTAAAATTTCATTTCAATTATACATGAACGACCATAAGCCAGCAGGTGCGGCTAAACCAGCAGATATTATAGCGGCCGCTGTTGAACTTATTGAAAATCCAGAGTGTGAACTAACTAGAAAAGAATCAGTTATAAAAAAATGGGTAAATAGTGTTGCAAAACATAAACACTCATCTACTAGAGGTAGTATTGTTAAAAAGATATGTCAACAAACTAAAACTAGACAGGCTGTCGTAACTTATTCTAAAAAAGATTTAAATAAGTTTTATAATTCATGGCTACCAGATAGAACTAAAGGTGGTATGATTGATATGGTAAGAGATATGTATGGTTATGATGTAACCACAAAATACGAAGGCACTAAAGCTATAGGCGCTATTAAGAAATTAAAAGAGTCTGGTGGTAAAAAGTCTTATTTTGTTTTACATACTGATAGTCCTGAAAAAAATAAAGATATACCTATAATGCGTAGAGATATGATTAATGCTTTTCAAAACGCAGAGGAAAGTCTTAAATATTTTGTAAAATGGTATAACAAACATAAATGTATGCCATGGGAAATTGTGGGTTTCTTACCACAAATAGATGGTGAGAATGAGAAAAAACTCATACCAGTTGATAAAATATAAATTAATAAATGTGGCCGAAGGAGGCTTGACTTTTTCGGCCATTTATAGTATTATAGAAAATGCGGATGTCGTATAAAAGTATTATATTTGATTTCCAATCAAATGAAGGTGGCGCAATACCATCCATCCGCTCCAAATTAATTCTTTATAAGAGTATATTATGAAACACAAAATACCAAATGTAAAATTTAGAGTTAGAGAACTTGGAGAATGGGTTACTAAAACAAGTGATGATTATTTCAAAGGCAAACGAGTAGTAGTGTTTGGCCTGCCAGGTGCATTTACACCAACTTGTTCTAGCAAACAATTACCAGGTTATGAAACTAACTACAACAATATTAAGGAAAGAGGCATTGACGAAGTATATTGTATATCAGTTAATGATTCTTTCGTTATGAATGCTTGGGCTGAAAAGGAACATATTGTAAATTGCAAAATGATACCAGACGGCACAGGTGAGTTTTCAAGATTAATGGGAATGCTTGTCAATAAAAATGATAAGGGTTTCGGTCAAAGGTCTTGGAGATATTCTATGGTGGTAAATGACGGCATTATTGAAGCTATCTTTGAAGAGCCAGGCAAATGTGATAACTTAACATCTGACCCTTACGGCGAATCATCACCAGAGTTTATTATGAAATATTTGACCAATTAAATTATATAGGAGAAAATATATTATGAATCTGTCAACAGATACTATTGATGTACTAAAAAACTTTTCCAATATTAATCAGAATCTTCTGGTTAAACCTGGAAAGACAGTACAAACAATCAGCACTATGAAAAATATTTTAGCAGAAGCTGAAATAAATGAGGAGTTTGGTAGCGAGTTTGCTATCTACGACTTACCAGAGTTTTTGAGGTCTATTGAATTATTTGATAGTCCAAAATTAAACTTTAATGGTGGTACCAATGTTGCAATTTCTGAAGAAAAGTCTAGGCAAAATATTAAATATTTCTTTGCTGACAAATCAGTTATTGTTTCACCAACAAAATCAATTACAATGCCGGATAAATTTGTATCGTTTACCTTTAAAAAGGATAACTTTGCAAAACTTATGAAAGCGGCTACAACACTTAACTTAGTTGATGTTGCAGTAATTGGTAATGGTAGTAAAATACATATGGTTGCTACTGATAAGAAAAACAAATCTTCAAATGAATACTCAATTGATGTAGGCGAAACTGATAAAACCTTTAAGGCTTATTTTAAAGTAGAAAACTTTAAAATGATTACAGACGATTATGATGTTGCTATATCTTCACAAAAGATATCTCACTTTATAAATAGAAATAAGAAAGTACAATATTGGATTGCACTTGAGCCAGATAGTGAATTTTAAATTATGAGGAATATATTATGTCAGACTACTTATGGGTTGAAAAGTATCGACCAAAGAAAATTGAAGATTGTATCTTATCACAAGATATAAAAGAAACATTTAGTCAGTTTCTAAAACAAGAAGAAATACCTAACTTACTTCTATCAGGTACGGCAGGCACCGGTAAAACTACCGTTGCTCGTGCTTTGTGTGAAGAACTAGGTGCTGATTATATTATAATCAATGGGTCAGACGAAGGCCGTCAAATAGATACATTAAGAAATAAGATTAAAAACTTTGCTTCTACTGTATCTCTTACCGAAGAATCAAATCATAAAGTTGTAATTATAGACGAGGCAGATTATATGAATGCTGATAGTGTTCAACCTGCTTTGCGTAATTTTATTGAAACATTTTACAATAATTGTAGATTTATATTTACTTGTAATTACAAAAATAAAATTATACCAGCGTTACATAGTCGTTGTACTGTTATTGATTTTACAATTAAAAATGGTCAAAAGGTAAAAACTGCCAAGGGTTTTATGGAGAGAATGTTCTTTCTCCTTAAATCTGAGAACATTGAGTTTGATAAAAAGGTCTTAGCTGAACTTATACAGAAATATTATCCTGATTTTCGTAGAACTATAAACGAACTTCAAAGATATTCTGTAAGAGGTAAGATAGATAGTGGTATACTGTTTAGTTTATCTGAGGCAAACACCAAAGAGTTGGTGAAGACTTTAAAAGCAAAGAAGTTTAATGATATGAGAAAATGGGTTGTTAATAATATTGACAAAGAACCTGCTTCTCTATTCAGAGGTATATATGATATACTTTATGAATCGTTAGATAGTAAATCAGTACCACAAGCAATTTTAATTATAGCTGGTTATCAGTATAAGGCAGCCTTTGTTGCAGACCAAGAGATAAATATGGTCGCCTGTCTAACTGAAATAATGGCCAGTTGTAAATTTAAATAATGATAAGCGGGCATAGCTCAGTAGTAGAGCAATTCGTTGCCAACGAATAGGTCGCAGGTGCGAATCCTGTTGCCCGCTCCAAAAAGGTTATTATGTACGAATTAAAAGATTATTTAAACGCAATTAATTTTGAAAAGAAACCCTTGTTAGATAGTGAGGACCTAACATGGGAAAAGAAATATCCTCCCTTTATAGTCAATAAGTGTCTATCTATGCACTATGATTGTATTGCTCAAGCAAATGAAATGAATGGTTATCACTTCTTGGATAAGAAGCTTCAGTTTCATTTTTACATAAATAGTATCAGGAAGAGTAAGCGATTTGGTGGCAAGTGGTTATCACAAGCCAAATTGAAAAATATTAATTATGTCAAAGAGTATTATGGTTATAGTAATGAGAAAGCAAAAGAAGCT